CGACTGCAAGCATAGCTTCGTCTTTGATAGCATTGATATTTACGTTCTTCATTTCGTCACTATGGGCTTGCAAACCACGAACCATACGCTTGCGATAAGCAGTTAAGCTTTCACCAGATAATGGGCGTGAAGCAGATTTGCCAAAAGCAGAGTAAACAGAATCAGCTTTAGCTTGACAATCAGCCATTACAGCTTCATCTTCATCAGCTTTTTTAGCTTCTTCTTCATCATCATCTTTTTTGAACTCCATGTGACCCGGATGTTCAACTTCGCCTTCATCATCAGGCTTAATTTCACCTTCGTCATGCTCTTTAGGATCAGAGTGCTCTGCATCCTTCTTAGCTTTACGCATCATGAATTTCTTAGCCTTGGCTTCAGACATATCGTCATCATCCTTTTTCATGGCTTCTTCTTCTTCATCATCGTCATCCTTCTTGGCATCGTCGTCTTTCTTTGCTTTTTTATCAGCAGCAGAAACCAACGGTGGAGCAGGAAGGTTCTTTTCCATTTCATCTTGACGGGTAATTACTTGACCCAATAAAGACATAATGGCATCCAATTTATCGCCTTGGGCATCTGCCTTTGGCTCAATCTTATTTTCAGTCATTTTCAGACACCTCATTGTTAGTTAATAAAACTCCAGTAGCATCGCCACCTTTGTCCCAGACTCCTTTTGAACCCCTAGCTTTCGTTACGATTGCTATGTGATCCAGCAGAAATGGCACACCTTCTATCAAGAGTGGCTCGCCATTCTCAGTAGTAAGTGTAATGTTTCCAGCAGTATTGTCAAACACGACTGCTGGGGAAGTCGAAATCTCGCCTTCACAAATTTCAGTTATTGCTTCTTGATCGTAAATCTTGGCAATTCCCCATACTTCATCGCCCTTAATGTAAGGCAACATAACGCTACCTACAGCACGAAGTTTAAATTCTTCGGGGGTTAATACTTGCGTTTCGGGGTGATCCATAATGACCATTAGCCCATTGCAACGCTTTAAAAACTCATCATTTAAATAAAGAGAAGGGTCACGCCAAACGTGTTCGCCAATGCTGGATCGGAAGGCTAAACCTGTGCCTGTAATACGGATGGCAAATAAGCCAATATTGGCGTACATTTGCGGACTAGCCAATATGCCTTCACTAATTAATTGGGCGATATCTGTTTCCGTTTTGGCTTTTGCTACTTTAAAAGCTATTTCCATACCGGGGTGTAATGGTGTTGGTGGGGTATTAATATTGCACCAATCATAGCCAGTAGACTCGTAATTTAAAGTCACATTGCCTTTATCTACGTCACGCGCGATATAAGTACAAAACTGCCCATCATCAAATAAAACTTCTAATTTGCCTTCATACTCTAAACCTGTTTCTTCCTTGCACTCGCGCCTAGCGGCGCTTTCAAGGTCTGCATCTTTTTCGTTTTGGTGTCCGCCGGGTACTGCCCATGTTTGTGGATAGTCCCCGCCATTACCACGGCGAATTAGCAATATTTCTTCATCTTTAGTGACAAACATAATACCCGCGCAACGCCCCTGCGCGCCAGCATCGTTGGCTACAGGCTCAACGATAGAAGGTTCTTCAGGTACAGTTTCTACGGAATCTTCTTTACAATCATTTTCAGGAACTTTATCTTCCTCGTTCCCAAGCTTTACAATTATTTCGTCAGATTTTATGCCGTTAATGTGCTGGGCAATTTGGCGAAGTTTATCCCCAATATCTTTAACTTGAAGTTTTTGTAGCTCATGGCTTAAATCAATATGAGCTTCAGGAGTTAATAGCTGTGGGGCTTCATCGCCTTTTAACAACTTAACTTCCATTTCTTTTAATAGCAGTTCGTCAAGCCATTCTAAATTCTCGGCTTCGGAATCATCTTTAGTAAATTCTTTTCCTACAGCTTGAGGAACGCCACCATATCCGCCCGGCGTATGGGCGGCGGCTTGCATTAAGCGTTCTTGTGCAGGACTTGTTGCTGGCATAGGTTAAACCCTAGTAAATTTTCTCGATTTTAACGCTATTTACTTCTTTTTGGCTAAATTTCCACCTATACCCATAACGAACTTTATCTTTTCGTATTCCGACAGAAATTGCCCCTGATGTTGCTTTAGGGTGTCCATTTTGTTTTAGCCATTTTACCGCATCTAGACCGCTATTAAATTCTTTGCCTAATTCTACACAGATTACTTTTTTACATAAAGCTTTTGCTACTTTTTCGTAAGTTTCTTTTTTATACGGGCGGTTTCGTAATTTTATTCGCGTTTCTTCTGTAATTTTAATTCCCGAAGACCCTTCTCCTCCGTTAGTATAATTTGCCAAGCTATATCCCATATCTCGAAAACTCGTTATTAAAAGTTTTTCGTGGTCAAAAGCTTCTTGTTCAGTATTCCAATAAGCTAATATTTCAGCTATAAATCCGTGTTTTTTTACAATGTTATGCCAATGTTTATTACGTCCTGTTTTAGCGATTTGTCGATCTTTTCGAGATCCTTTACCTATATAGAAAATTTTGCCTGTATCGGCAGTTTGATGGGCGTATGTAAAAAAAGCCATTTTTATCAGTAGATTTTCTTAGTTTGTAAAGCCTCTTTACCTTTTGCCGTTATCATTTCATCGGGCAATTGACTAACTCGATAAAGGTACTTATAGCGACACCGACAATATACCTCTTCCCCGGGCGCGACTACATTGCTAGTATATCCATCTTTTGGCTTTACATAACCATCTTTTTGCGCCCAATTATTTTGAATTAAATAAATATTCTCATCTAACTCTTTATGATCTTCGCGATAGTTATAACCCGCTTGTTTCCAATTACTATGCCATTTTGCGGCAATTGCGCCATTATCTAACGCTACGATTTCGTTAATATTAGCAATTAACTTGTGGGTTTGGTCAATAATCACGCGCCGTTCTTTAAACGGAAGCATCCCTAATTCTTTTTTAATTTGCTTTTTTTCTTCTTTTTTATCAACTACTTTGCTTCCGCCAATAGGAATTGAAGTTGCCCATCCAGAGAAGCGGCGCAACATATTACTGATAGATTCTTCGCGGTTAAACTTGATAAGATTAACCGAAGCTAAGATGCGGCGATCCAATTCAGCGCGCATTTTTGGTGTTAATCGGGCTACAGTAAATCTTGTTACGTCTTTATTGACTAACCCGCCCTTTGTTACTAAACGATCAAAAGCGCCTTTTAAAGCACGTTCAAGCTCATTTTGGAGCTTTTGCGGCGTAACTAATGATTTTACAGCCGTTTTTCTAAGCTCTTTTACCCAATAATCGAGTCTATCTTGGCTATCGAAGCCATAAATAATAAATTCATTAATGGCGGCTGTGAGGCATTCGTAGAATGTCACAGTTAATCCTTAGATGGTGGCTCAGTAGGTGCAGTTAGCGGAGTCGGAGGCTCATAGTCCGCGATAGCATCAATATCTAGTTGCATTGTGCTTTTGAACATATCTGGCATTTCAGATAAGTTGTCTTGCGCCCATTGAATGGCAATTGCTCTATTTTCAGGATTAATGACAGGCAGAATAGTTCTTAGCATTTCGGTAATACCTTTAAGCTTAACTTCTTCTGTTTTTACTTTTTCGCTTGGGGTTTCTTCAATTAAATTTTCCCAAAGTGGACGGAAAGCGTTTTTCCACTCATAAAAAGCTTCTTCGTAAGTCTTTCCCGCGTACATTTCAGGATATTTAGCTTGAACTGCCTCATAAAACTGTTTGTTCCATGCGCGGTGCATAACAATTTTGTCAAAGAACGTAAATAAGGAGCGCATATCGTTACGCAGACTTGTAACGTACTGGGCAATTGCTTTAGAGTCCTCAGTACCTTCAGCAAACGCATTGGTAAATGCCTCATCTTTAAGCAAAATGGCTGGGGTTTCTGTCGCCGCCGCAATATTGGCTACGATATTGTCCCTAGCCGTAGTCATGGCGGTATCGGTATTGTTCAAGTCGATAGACTCAATATCCTCATCCACATCAATAGACAACACGTTACCTGTAGTGCCTTGCTGGAGCATACTGCGCTTAATCCCCGCGCCCACTTGCATTAAGCGGTTTACGATTGAGCCAGATTGCTTTTGCTTAATAACCAGTAATCCAGCCTTAAACGTCACCAAATCGTCCGTCACCATAGACTGAACAAAGGATTTTAAGGGGTATAGGGCGCGTTGGAACACAGAACGACCTGTAAATCCAAAGCCAGAAGATTGATACGCTAAATAAATTGGCGTGTTATTAAACACAATACAGCTTCTTGATGGGTGATAAGGCTGACCTGCCGCAGTAATAAACGTCTTAGGCTTTTGAAAGTCTGGCGCGTTAGGGTTCTGATTGGTGACTGTTGAGCCAGCAAGGTTTAACGGGTCAAGTTTATTAAAGTAAATATCTAAGTCAGGCAACGCCCAAGGATCAATTGGCTGATCGGTAGGGACGCCTTCAGCGCCATAGATTACGGCGGCTACGCCATAAACCCGCTTTAAAAATGTAACGTCACGGATTACATTGGTTGCTTCTAAATCGTCCCATTCATCTTGGAACGCTTTAATCAGCATATCTTTTGGATGTACATCCATCGCCAAAATGCGCGGTTTGGATAGGGCTAATACAATCGGTTTTTCAATAATCTTAGCGGCTAAAGGGTGAAACTCAAAGATCGCTTTACAAGTCTGATAGCCTACAGGACTGCCCGGCTCTATTGCTTCCGCCTGAAGAAACTCCATCAGCGGGGAAGGTAAGCCTGTATTGGATATGGTTATTTCAGACATAGATTATTCCCTAGAAATATATTTTGCCCATAATAGCATTAGAACCCATACTTATCCCCTAGCGCAATAGCTAATCCGTAGACGGCGCAATCAAGTAGATCATCGGCACGTTTAAAAGCTTCTTTGTCGCCAATCCGAAAGTTTGCTAGTTGGGTTAATAAGTGGTTTCGGGCTGTTCCTTTAAGCGTCATGGTTTTGTTAAACGCATATTCGCTAATTTTCATTTTTTCTTGATGGTAATAGCCAGACACGTTGATTGCCCGTTCGTCTTTGCCAGATTGAGTTAATTTGCTATCAATCTCATGGACGTTCCAGCCTCTGTTTCGACCTTGCTGTAGCAAAATCGACCCAGCGGCAGTATCTTCGATAAACGTACCTGTCACGCCGTTGCGCGACTTGCATTGTCTTGCCAATTCTTCCAATCGGCTAAACACGCTAGGAATCCAGTTTTCTAGCAGAGCGCCGTCAATATTGACCGCATCCCAATCTAAAATTGTTAAAGGTATACCTAAATGCTCGTTGTATGCAAAGTAGATTACCGCAGTTGAATCATGCTCTTTGCCACCTTTTACCGCGCAATCCATTACGGCAAACACAGAATCGCACTTTTCGGGGTACTGAATTGGCTCATGGTTGACCAGCAGTTTGTCTACGGAGAAGAACGCAATTCCTGACCAATCAATGAACTCAGCCAAATACTCTTGTCTGAACACCATCGGGTGGTTGCGGAT